AGTGTTGCAAGTCACCTCAGAGCTATTTGCCATAAATGATGTTTTCCTTTAGTGTAGCTCTTTGACCGACACTTTAGCAAATTTGAACAAGATTTACCTGACCGTGTGAAAGAACACTGACTCCAGAATAGTTGGAAAACCCCCTTTTGGTGTCAATTGTAACATGATGAGAGAGCTTACACCACTCTCTGTGATTCATGCGTGAATTTGATTTTTCTCCTTATATGTTTAAAATATCAAAATATAAAAAACAAAAAACTGAACTAAAATTTTAAAAAACAGCACATGCGTTAAAGTGCTGATATTTGTCCTTTCAGAAAACACTCTTTGAGAAGTTTTTTCAAGTTGACAGAGCCTTCGCCTATGGCTCGCTCTGTCATTTGACGATTCTAACTATAAGTTATCATGGTCCTAGTGATTTGATATATGTATTGTTTACGATAAACAGACTTGTACCTGCGGGTGCAAGGTCAATACTAACGCGATGTTGCGGTTTCAATAGCTTGTGTTTAGCCAACATGATTTCCGTTTTAGTTAGATAAGTCCTTGATTTAACTCTTTTTGAGTTATTTTGGTGGTTTGGTAAAAGTCCAAAAACCACCCGGCTAAGTCATAGTCGATAGGGGGAGACCCTAGACCCCGGGGCCTGGGAAGTGCCATTTACGAGCCAGAGAACTACAACATGCAATCAAATTATAACGTTCTCAATCTCAATCAGACTAACACCTGTGTGTGCTCTAGTCTACCCAATGCAGGTACGAGAGTTTGCAATTATTGTCAATTGCGAGCTCGTCTGCCACCAACAACCCGTCGAGAATCGAATGGGTATACCCTCAGGAATATTGAAATTCTTGAGGATTGCGAGGATGAGTGTCCTCTGCTTTACAAGATGAAAGCAAAAACACTCCAGGAAGTTTTTCATAGGATACAAGAAATATATCCTTTCCAATATGTAGAACTTTATTGGTGCTGGCAACGTCTAGATCCTTTCAAATCTTTTGATTATTATAAAATGCCTTGTGATATTCAAATAGTCATGGGTTTGATAGAGATACTTGGCGTCCAACCACGTATGCCTTCTCTTTCTGACTCAGAAAGTGAAGATGAGATTGAGTTGAATGATCCTCAACTACAATCTAACAAAACCTTTGAGGACATACTTGTTAAGGTGGATGAGTATGAACCATTTGTGAAGCTCATTGAAGACATCTGTTGTCTTATCTTTCAGCTTAAAAATGCCAAGAATGTTCATGAAGGGTCAGTTGCCTTGGGCTGTTTCATCCGCTCTGCAACAGGGAGAGCCAATGTGTATTTTTATCGTGATCTATGCGAACGCTTTGTTAACGATTTCAAATCTGCCTTTTCACTACAAAGTGATGGACATTGGATCAATACTCTTTCTGACTTCTATGATAATTACTCACGTTGTAAAAATTCAGAGTTGGGTAATCGACTCAAAACTTTTTTCAACCACTTGATTATGCATTGTGTTTATCACAAACTTGGCATTGAAGTTGATTCCGAGATGTTCGACAAACTTGAGAAGAAGCGAATAAGACCAACTCTTATCAATTGTCTTACTTTTGCTGACGCGTGTGCCAGCCTTCTCATCTTTCTCTTAAAACAGGGGAGACAAGTTGTGCTGACAGGAGATATTGATCACTTCTTTATTGATAGTGATAATTTGAGTGTCTGGACCTTGAAAGCCAAAAAACTTAAGATGCAATCAGAGTTTCTGAGCAACCCTAGTGCGATCGGCCTGGATGTTCACACTTTCTTAGCAGAATTGTCTCAAGCAATTGCAGAAAGTAAGTCGCTGGTGAAGTACATGAAGGTGGCAACACCGGAAGGTAAATTTTTCCATGGGATTCAGTATGAACTAATAGCTATCGAAAATCGATACTTATCTGTCACTGCTGCACAAGCCATGCGGAAGGCTCCACTTGGACTCATTATCTATGGTGATTCTGGAATTGGAAAATCAAGTGTTATGTCTATTATCACAGATTTTGATGCGAAACGGAGGGGTCGTAGCACAGATAAAGGTTTTGTGTACACGGTTACAGCAGAAACTGAGTACTATGAGAACTATAAGTCAAGTATGCACACCGTTATCATAGACGACGCTGCTATCCACAACCCGTCAAAGATACAAGGTGTTGATCCAACCATCTCAGATGTGATGCGCATTTGTAATATGATTGCGTGGTGTCCACCACAAGCAGCTATCGATGACAAGGGTAAAACACCAATGTTATGTGACTTGTGTCTCATTTCATCAAACGTCGCCGACTTAAATATCCCAATTTACTATCGTGCTTCTTATGCTGCAATGCGCCGCTTGAAATATCGCATTGAGCCCAAAGTGAAGAAACAGTATGTCGCTGAGGATAAAATTTCGCTCGACTCCTCAAAATGTCCTGTAACCGATGGATATGATGATCTCTGGACCTTCGGAATCTCGGTTGCCACACGCACATCTGATATGCGTGGAGAGTACACATATTTGTTTGAACTGCCCAACATGGCTTTCTTTTTGAAATGGTTGGGGGAAATTAGTGATTTGCACCATGCCGAACAAATGAGGGCCTTGAACAATTGTGCTAATTTCAAAGTTGAATTATGTGCTGGATGTATTAATCCAACAGATATGTGTCTTTGTGCGAATGAAGAATTGCAAGGTTATAAGATGGTAGCCGGTGAAGTGGTGTATTCAAGCTCGGACGAAGAGGAAATGGATCCTCATGCATTGACAGAACATAAATTTATTGAAGATTTCCGACGAAGAACAAGACCAAATCCTGAATCTCCAGAAGAAGTTGAAAAACTTTACAAGCAAGAATACGATTGGGTTAAGAAGTTCTATGATCGGAATGGCAATTGTGAGTTGTTTGAAACCCTTAAGGAAAAGGAGAAGCCTTGGCGTGATGGCAGATTTGACACAGCAATACTTAGAGCTTATACACCAAACATGTCAACCAAGTTTGTTGAAAAGTGTGTTGGAGGATGTGAAGAACTTTACCTCAACTACTATGCTTTTGAAGAATTGCCACCATTACTTAGTCGAGGGTGGAGTGACGGTGATATCTTGCATGACTTTTACAACTATTGCCGGTACGTCACTGAGCACTCTGACGTCGGCGATATTTTGGATCTTTCTATTCACTTTGTAGAAAATGAAATCACTAAACCCTCTGGTAATGTAGTTGGTGGCTTCATGGATGCTGTGTTTAAAATGCTTGTCTCAATGTATTTTTACAGTCAGTTTTTCAGACGAAGCTGTCGATATCTTGGCAAGTTCCAGTTTGTGCGCAAGATTGCAATGAAGTTCTTACGACCTTGTTTGGTTCGCAAGGATAATCAATTGTTTTTTGCTAAAAAATTGGGGAAGAAAATTGATGATACTCTGGGTGGTGGATCGACATATATCAAGGCAGCAATTGCTTTTTTAAGTGTCGGTTCAATTGCCGCAATTGCTTACAACTTTTGGAAACGATCAACATTGAAAACACAAGAGCCACTTGAGGTGGCTGCTTCAGTTTCTACAGGATTTTACTATAATCAATCACAACAGGGGGAACAATCATTGGAAGAGGTTCCCAAAGAGGTAGGTCCTGAGTTAGTGAGTGAGAGCACTGATCATGAGATAAACCCACAGGTGCAAGTGTTGAGAGATTTTGGTTCATTTCCTAAACGAGCTGAGCGTGATGACAAGGTTAACATGTGGTCTGTAGAGGATAGAGCTGTTACCACTGTTGATTTTGTACCCGATCTTTGTAGAGACTTAGTTGGGTTTGAAAGAAAATTGTCACGCAACACATTGCTTTTTGACTGTATTGAGCCCGTTGAAGGCTCAACAGGCTTTTGGAAAAACAGAGGCCAGCTCACAGTGTTGTCGAATGAGCACTTTCTCACAAACTCACATTCAATTCCTATGACAGGTGATTGTAAGTTTATTGTTTACTTCGCAAGAAACCATGAGCTTAGAGGTGTAAGCCCCAAAATTGAGTTTATGGTGAAACAATCTCAGATTGAGAGAGTGAAGGATCGTGATATAGCAATTATCCGAACACGAAATTTCCCAGCCATTTTCAGTGAGATTTCAAGAAATTTTGTGAAAGCATCCTACAATGGAGTGTATGATGGTTTTTATATGCTCAAGAGGAAGATGGGTCAATTGTCAAACATCAGGTATTAAATATCAAAAAAGTCCATATAACAAGAACAATTTCTGGTTTCTATTTTGATATGGAGGTTTTTCAAGGAAAAGTGAGCGAGCCAACGAGTGTGGGTAATTGTGGAGCACCATTGATTGCCCTGACAGGGTATGGTCCAGTTGTTGTTGGTTTTCATGTTATCTATGATGATCCTGGTGTTGTTTTTGCTGCCAAATTCTCTTATGAAGACTTTCAATGTTTTTCTCGTGAGATGCAGGTTCAAGTTGGCAGGATTCCTATTGGTGACATTGAGGTTTACAAAGCACCCAAATCTTACATAGATTTCCACGATGAAGGGAATATCATGTATCATGGAGAGCTGAAAGTTTTCCGATCACGACCTCATCACAATGTGGTGAGTTCTGAATTAGCATCACAAATCTACGGTCGAACTTTGAATGGACAACTGTTGGAAGAACGGTTGTATGGTCCGGTGATGGACTCGTGGCGTGCGCAGCAAACAGGACTAAGGGAATTTTTAAGACCAGTGAAATACATGGATGAAGAAATCTTGCAAGAGATAACTGATGTTTGGGTGAATCACATTCTTGAAAAACTCCCAAAATCTGAACTTGATCTTATCAGTCCCTGTTGTCTTGATTCAGCAGTCAATGGCGTTCCAGGTATGGCTTATGTTGATTCAATCAAGCGGTCCACAAGTATGGGTTTTCCATACTACAAGACTAAGAAAGCGTTCTTGAGAAAGCTGGATGATGATAGGTGGCCTGATGGAATGCAGTTTACTCCCGAGATAGAACAGAAGATTGCAGAATGGATGGCGTTATTGCGTGAGGGAACGCGCTTGCACGCTGTGTTTGGTACAAACCTCAAAGACGAAGCAGTGTCAAAGAAAAAACTTGATGCGTGGAAAACGAGAATGTTTTTCAGTTGTCCCGCTGAACTTTTGGTTATTGTTCGCATGTTCTACCTTGGTTTTGCCAGAGTAGTGCAGCGTAACAGGGAGCTTTTCTGGGTAGCAATTGGGCTGAACACAACCTCACCTGAGTGGGATGATTTGTTCCACATTCTCGCAAAATTTGGTGTTGACACTACTATCGCAGGAGATCATGAATTTTATGATAAGAAGGTGAAAATGCTCGTCATGTACTATGTTATGGATGCCATCAACCGAGTGTGCCAAGCAAGTGGACATTATACTGAAGAGATGAAGCTGATGATGGAAGTTTTGAAATATGAACTAATGAATCCATCAGTAGATTTCTTCGGCATGTTGGTCACCCTTCTTGGAGGTGAAGTATCGGGGCACCAGTTGACCACCATTTTTAATTGTATCTTGAATATTTTTTATTTAATGTACTCTTACAAAATGGCAGGTTACGATCTACAAAGTTTTTTCGAATATGTGATTGGTGTAATTCTTGGTGATGACCATGTGTTGTGCGTGAGCCCTGAAAAACCTTTGTTCCACCACACACACATCAAGAACGTTTTGGAAAATCTTGGCCTAGGCTACACTATGGCAGACAAAGAATCAGAATCACGGCCTTACATTTCATTGTATGAAGCATCATTTTTGAAGCGCACTTTTCATTATGATGTTAATTTGGGTGTCCATGTTGGGCGTCTGGAATTCAATTCAATTGTCAAAATGATTACCGTGCAGGTGCGTTCAAAGACGGTTATGCTGTCCACTCAACTGGCACAAGCTATTTGCTCAGCAACCAGTGAAATGTTCTTTTATGGAGAGGAAGCTTTCGATGAGTTCAATAATTTTATTAACTCATTGAGCAAGAGTGAATCCCTCATTGAACAAATGTTGGAGTACCCAGTTATGAGCTATGACGCGTACAAGCGTCGATTCTGGAACTCAACAAAAACCAACAAGGCCTATGACACAGGTCTACAAAGCCAAAAGAGTCATCTCACAACTAGTCACTGCTCAAAGTCGAATTCAGTCCTCACAGACCGAGAGAGAATGGAGTTGGGAGAGAATCATGCTAGGGCGTTCCCCGAAATTTGTATTCACAAAGGTATGGAGCTTGATACCGCAATGGACTGTAAGGCATTAGAGTGTGAATTAGCTCTCTTGCACGAAAACGAACAATTCAGCAAAACAAATGAACAAATGAATGCGATTCAATCCGAGATTCCTGCGACTGAGGGCTCGGAAAGCAGCAACAGTCAACAAACCCGTTTTGTCAATGAGACGATGTCAGAAATGATTCAAATGGGCGTTCCTCATGATGCAACTGCATCGAGTTTGGTAACGAATGCACATCTTGGACAATTCTTGTCACGTCCAACGAAAATTTTCACTGTCGTTTGGACCGAAAACGCCTCCGCCGGTAATATCGCAACTTTCCGTCCTTGGGAACTGTTTTTCAACCAATCCAGTATAAGGAACAAACTAGAAGGCTTTGGTTATTTGAGATGTAAATTACATCTGAAATTTACCATCAATGCAAGCCAGTTTTACTATGGAAGCATAGGCGCATTCTATACCCCAATGGCTGGTTATATCCAAGAAACGACAGGTTTCAATTATGGTTATGCACCAGGACAGCAAGTCTTGCAGTCCCAAAAACCACACGTGTGGTTGGATCCACAGACAACGTCGACATCTGAGATGGAACTTCCTTTCCTCTACCATCGACACTTTCTTGATGCAACCCAGCTGAATCAGTTCACAGGTATGGGCCGTATCGATTTGACCCAATATGCGGCATTGCGCTCGGCTAATGGTGTTTCAACTAATGGAGTCAATATTGTTGTGTACGCATGGGCCACAGATGTTGAAATGACAGGTCTCACATCGAAGCCAGTTCTTCAATCTAAGCGCGAGTATGTTGCTAATGGGCAGATATCTGGTCCAGCATCAACTGTAGCTTCAGTGGCCAACAGGATGTCCAAGATTCCCGTCATTGGGCCTTTTGCGAAAGCAACTGAAATGGCTGCTAGTACAGTCGGTGACATAGCATCGCTTTTTGGTTTCACCAATGTGCCAAATGTTCGAGATGTTGAGGCTGTGAAGACAACGAGTTTCCACACCTTGGCCTCAAGCGAGATTTCAGAACCTATCAATAAGCTAAGTTTGCAACCCAAGCAGGAAATTGCGATAGATAGTACATATGCTGGTGATCCAATGGGGGATCAACTACACATTACTAACTTTTGCCAGCGTGAAAGTTTCCTTTGTGGTGCGTTGTGGACCACAACAACAGCTGAGGATGCAGTGGTGTTTACATCTTATGTCACACCACAGTTGTATGAGAAAAGTGGTGGTACCAACTATCATGTGTACAGCACTCCAATGGCGTACATCGCCCAACTGTTCAACGCTTGGAGAGGAGACTTGATTTTCCGCTTTAAGGTTATCAAAACACAATACCATCGAGGTCGATTGAGTATTAGTTGGGACCCATTGCAAACGTCAATGGCGAACATGCCAGGATTTGGTAATCCAAGGGTGCAGAATATCATTTTTGATCTGGAGGATACGGACACAATTGAAGTGCGAGTTCCTTATATGCAGGACGTACCCTTTCTGAGACTTCGTGATGGTTCAGGAGGTATAGATGGACCATGGTGGAGTAATGGTGGATCGCCGACGCAGACAGATACAGAACGCAGGTGCAATGGCACTATCCAAGTGCGTGTTGTGAATCGACTCACAGCACCTGAGGCATCATCTGATGTTGACGTTCTGGTGTTTGTGAGGGCTGCTGAGAACATTGAATTTGCCAGTCCAGCAGACATCAGGGACAAAACACACATGGTTTTGCAGTCTAAGCGAGAGTTTGTATTTGGTGATCCATCAATCTCTGATCCAGACAGCTATAGTGAAGTGTACGGTGAAAAGATATCTTCTTTGCGTCAATTGTTACATCGTCAGAGCAAGACATGCACACAGGTGATCCCTCGTACCGCCAATTGGGCAGGGTCCATGATGTATGCAACATTTCCATTTCAGCGTACACCTAAACCTTACGGGTACAACGAGTTTGCAAGTGAAACTGCCGTGGGAACAGTGGTACCAGGTAGCAATTTTCCGTTTAATTTCGTTCGAGTGCACCCAATCACCTGGATACAAACTTGTTTCATTGGCACTAAAGGAAGCACAAATTGGACATTCAATGTGTTGAATCATAATGGTAAAGAGACAGTACCATTGGAGAGTTTGGGTGTGTGCCGTACAGCGGAAATCTCAGACAACAAGCCTTCTTACAAGGTCGTCCCTGGAACACTGGGTACAAGTCAGTTGATGCGAGAGCACAATTGCACAGCAGGTATTGAACGACAAGGCGCTCAGGGGATGGCGCTCACGAACCAATGGACTCAGGCGGGTCTATCAGTCAATCTCCCCTACTACAGTCGCTTCAAATTTCAGATTAACAACCTGAATTTTGGTTATTCGACTTCAGACGCTAAAACAGACGAAGCCAGTCGTGATTGGTATCAGCTGACTGTGAAGCGTGGCATCGATGTAAATACAACTGATGCAAATGTGTTAATCGACACTTATGTTGGCACTGGGCCCGACTTCGATTTTGTGTTCTTCTTGAACTGCCCAGTCTATACTTTCCTACCATCACCCAATGCGGTGACAACAGGATAGTGGTCATGATACAGCCATGACAACACACTTTTGTGTGTTCCACAGCGCGAAAGTCGCATTTTGTAGATTATATCTAGTTTTCAAGTGCGTTTTCGCACGGATTTTTAATAGATATAGTTGTAATGTTTTACTTTCGAGCTCAGCTCGATTTCCCAAAAA